CTTGACGCAACATAGTAGTACTGCCTGCTTCGTTAGCTTTCTGCAATTGTGCAAGATTACGCAGGTTAGTGCCTGCAAGAGTGTTCAATACGAGAGAAGTACGCCCATCAGTGACAGGTGCGCCATTATCAACTAAGATCTGACGTGCCTGTGCAACAAGATCAAAGTTTGAACTGAATGGAGTAGTTCCTGCTGTACCAACTGCACGTGAAGCCCCTTGATACGCAGCAGTAGCCAAATCAGTTTCGATAAGGTTAGATAGTGTGCGCATAGCTTGTGCAATCTGATCTCCATAAACAGTCTCATATCCAGAACCGTTATTTAGGTGCTTGATATCTTCGCCTGTCATTGGAATCTGAACACCTTTTGCTGTGTCAATGGTCAGAGTCTTATTATCTACAGTCTGGTCATCTCCTTCTGGGGTGGTCATAGATGGTGTAATGTTGTTAGCAGTAGCTTCACGTGTGAAGTGTGAGCGAACAGTACCATTAAGCGCAACACGCTCAACACCATCAGAGTTAATAGTAGAAGCAGGGATGAAGCCAACAACTTCACGCCCTACAGTGTCAGCAGCCTTGTAAATATCAGCTGCTAGGTTTGTCAATACATTTGCCATTATAAAAATCCTCTAAGACAATTTAAAATTCAGTTTAAGGAAAACCCTTAAACAACTAATATCAGCTACACCGCAACTAGATAAATATGTGACTCCGTCACAAGTAGACTATATTTGTGTCTGCTATGGGGTAAATTATACTTCATAAAAAACCCTTTGTCAACTCTAATCTGTGACTTTACCTCCATCTTTAGCAAAAGCTGATCTAGACTGTTGATCCATAGAATCAAATTGCGACCTAGTTACAATCTTGCCCTCTGCTGTGCCTCCTTTGTTGTGTGTTGATCCCCCACCTTTAGAATCATTAAATAAGTGAGGTGCAGAGTCTGATAAACCTTTAACCCATCCTTCTACGCTTAGAGGGTCAGTAGTGCCAGAAGCGTATATAACATTCTCACCTTCAAATGGTGTAGCCTTGCCATCTTTCAATTTGAATACACTCTTTGCACGCAACAACAAGTCATCTACTGCAGTAGCCGCTACACCATTTTTTGCTGCAATATCACGCACAACACTATCAATAGTCAACCCTTCCAGTTGCCGTGTAAGAGTGCTATTACCCTCTTTTAACGTCTTCATCTCTGTATTATAATGGTCATGTACCGCTTTGGTCTTCATATCCACAAGCTCATCAATCTTACCTGCTTTAATAAGTGATGCAAACTCTCCATCTTGTTGGCGTTTGAGGAGTTCGTTGTACTTATCCATGTCAATAGTACTATACTTGCCTTCAAGCGTTTCCATGTCTTGCAACAATTTGGTATTGTTGTCTCTGAACTCATCAAGTTTCTTTTTATCAACCATGCCTTGCACTGCCAGCGTGTACTTGCCGTCTTTTTCTGTGTAGAACTCTTGTAGTGCCTCTGGCACGTCTTCTATTTTATCAACTGTTGCTTTTAAATGCATAATGATCTCCGATCAAGTTATCGCTACTCTGTAGCGGTTAAGTAAATTTGTCTTGCAACTGCTCTAATGAGAGTGGGTTGCCCGACTGGTCTAATAGGTCTGTAAAACCCACTTTACCTTTTTTCCATAACTTCCACTTACCTACACCAAGTGCTTCCTTTTGAAATGATTCTGGTTTACTCCGCAACCAATCTTCATAATTCAAACTTTTGCTAACTTGCCCATCCATGCTTGCCCTTGTACCTTGTGGCAACTTAGATAAGTGTTTTTTATCCACTCCTAACTCTCCCCAACCTTTGAGAACAGATATTTGTGAACTCCTGCAATTCCAATGAGCTGTCGCCCCTGGAAAATCTATGTCATGTCCTATTGGTCTGCGGTTGTTATCCCACATCAATCCATCTAATGCTTGACATGTGGTGCTAGTTCTAGAATCAAGAGTAGAAACCCATTCAACCCCTTTGACAAGGTCATTATTAGCTTCGTACGTTCTCATTCTAGCTTCATTAGCTACAACTTGAACACTAGTTCTGACTAAAGCCTCCGCTTGCCTTCTGGTGGCTTCCATGATACCATCTTTGAATTTGTTTGCTCTTGTGCCTCTGACCCTTTGCACTATTTGGTCAGTGGTTTTACCTTGTAATAACCCTTGTCTGATAGTGTTTTTGAATTTCAGTTCTAAATTACCTGCTTGTCTGCCCCACCATTCTTTGGAAGGTGCGCCTTCAATGAGGGTATCGGTCGCAATAGCTGCCAACATTTCTACGCTCATTCCTGTGGATAGTGTCTGCACTTTAAGTGCTGTGTTGATACTTGACACCGCTTGCGCTTCTGCAACTTTAGCAAGCCCTGCAAGTTGTTTATCTTCAAGCTTGTCTATCTTGTAGTACGCACTACGAATTGTGGTTTTAGTCTGCTTTAACATCTTCTCCAATCTACGCATTTGGAAAGGTGTGCGTTTGATGAGGTGGAGTTTTTGCTTTTCTAGTTCTTCAACTAAATTTTTCTGCAGAGTCTTCAGTTCTTTTAAAACGTCTTTACGCAGACTAGCATCTAGCCGCAACAGGTCAACTGAATGTCCTGTTATCTGGTCTAGTATCTTATCGCTTATATTTGCCATTATTAGTCTTCATCAAATCCGCCAACTGTTTGTACTTCAACACGACTGCGCTCATCTTCTATGGATATGTTTGGTGGTAGCATCTCGCCTCGTTGTAAGTTCCATAAGAATGTTTCATGGCTCACGCCACCTGACTGCCATGTTTGCATAAGTGCAGTAACCTCTTGTGGAGTAAGTTTAACATCAACAAAGTCAGTATTCAACTCCACAGTAATATCATCTGTTACGCCCATCCACTCTGCCATCTGTGTAAGCATTTGTTGCACAGCTTGTTCTACACTCTTCACTGTTGAGGCAAGCGTGGAAGATTCTGCATTCTGGCGTAGCCGTACAGCTTCTGCAGCTTCAATACCTTTCTTCTGCCCTTCAAGCAATTGTGCGCCTAATGCTGCCATCATGGAACGTTTTTCTTCCATTGCAACTTCTAACGCTCTCAATCCTTGCCCTGTGAACTCTAGATATCCTGCCTTACTCTGTGTATCTGGCAAGATCCATGCTGTTCCTGAACCAATGACTAATTCAGAGTCTGTATCCACTCCTGTAACGTATGGTGTAGGTAGAGCTGTGAAGTGTCTACCATGCTCTAAGTCTGCACTCGTGCGGTAGTGGCTCAAACTCATATCTGCTAGTGCTAAGAGTGGAGGTGTCATTGGAGTGAGGTTAGCACCATCTTGGCTGACTGCTATAAATGGTATATTAGAGAGTTCAACCCCTTTGTTGACTGGAGTAATATCTGCAACTACTTCCCAATCTTTTTTACCCTTTCTCCATATGCGTACAATAAAACGCCCTTCTTCCATCACTAGTTCTCTGTATTGAGTTTTGAACTCTGATTTATAATGGTCTTTAGGATCAACTGCTCGATAGCTCTCCTGCAAGATGATTGCATCCTCTAACCAATTAGTCACCTGTTCAGTTGTATATCCTGTTAAATACGGTCTAGTTCCATCATGGTCAATGAGTACACCTTGCCGCCCCATTAACAATTGTTCTGTCAACATACCCTCTATGAAGTCGCTCAATGATACCCCTGTGTTTGTGATATCGTTGAATAAACTCTCCAGTTTTGCAGGAGCTTCAATTTTTGCATCGAGTCGCAACACCGCCCCTACAAGTCCACTTATAGTAAGGTTTACAGCATTGAAAAAAGTTGCTCGTGTTTTATACGCTTGATAACTGTCATCGTCCTGTTTGGAAAGTTTTGGTAAATATTGCTCCCCTCTCTTCTTAACTGCATCTTCCCCTTCAAACGTGTCTCTGCAACGCTGCCATTTAGGTTGGATATTATCATACTCTGGATGTCTGCTCTCAATTCCCATAATGTGTCTCCTGTTTAGTTATTTAGTATCCTACAACTCTTGCTAATTTTGGTTTTGATTTAATAATTGGATACTTCCTATGTATAAAATACCCTCCTGCATCTGGTAAGTGGTCGTTATTACTAGACTTGTCAGGTTCACCTTTATCGTTGTACGCTTGTTGCTCCAAGCAGAGTGTATATTCAGGGCATTTCTCTACATTCACCCACAACGTATCACTCTTAAACGCACTGTTCATACTCAATACTCTATCTCTTACAAAAGGGTTTTTCTTAGGTGCGTCAACCTTGAACCCTGCGCTCTTCAATAAACTGATATCACTCAAACTTGCACCCATAGTGCTAGTAGAACCTCCTGAAGCATCTGGGTAAATTATAACAGAACATCCATCGAAATGGTTCTTTATTGTTTGTATTATGGAAGGGGTATCCCTACCTCTAGTGATCTCGTCCACTGCGTAGGCTTGCCCACCTCTGATAACGTGTATAACTGCTGACATATTGTTGACATTAAAATCCATACCAATATGTATGGGTTCACAGTCTTTCTT